ATCCCACCCGACACCGCACTGCTACCACCCCGAAGCACGTTCACCATATCGCCGCCCGACTTGCCGAACAACGCGACAGCCAGCCGCGCACGCTCGCCGGAATCGGCCACCTTATCGAGTGCGTCGGCAACCCGCAACACAACCTTGTCGGGCGTCATGCCACCCAGCGACGAAGCCGACAGCCCCAACGCCGAAAGGATGTCACGGTCGGACTTGCTACCCGCGTTCGCCTCTGCAATCGTTCGGAACAGTTTCGAGAGCGAGGACGTGACAGAATCTGCTTGGACGCCCACGAGCGAAGCGTGGTACTGCAAGCCTTGAAGAAACTCTGGCATGTTCTGCAAGCCGAGTTTTGCCGCCGCGTCAGCCGCACCGCCCAGCCGTTCAAGCGATTGCGACACCTGCGAGATGCCCACGTACACAGCCGTAGAAGCCGCCGCAATCAACGCCGCACCGCTCACCACTCGCGACGCCGACGACGCGAACGAAGAACCGAACGACGCCGTAGCGTTCTTCGCCTTCGTGAGTTCGGACGTGAAGTTCACATCGCGAGCCGTGATGACTGCCGAAATACGGCCAATGTTGCGGTCTGCCATGCACGAGCCTACCCGGTCGTTTTACTTTCGCATGGTTTGGTGGGCACAGCAATCTGCCGCAGCGCCCAATACAAATCCATCGCGCGGTTCTCTCGCGACTTGTTGGCAATATCGGGGAACGGAAAGAGAACGTGATCCTTTGGCTTCGTCTTCGCACCCACGCAAGCGGCCACCGTGTAGCGAAGGCTCGACAGTTCGGCACTGGTCCGCTCGCGACCGCCGGGGCCGAACAGATACGTGTAGCCCTGCCACAACGCCGCTTCCGCCCACCACGGCAAAGACGCCTCCCCGCAATCACGCAGGTAGGCGTTGACGGTGCAGCCCAGAGAGTCGCACGTTCGCAGTATGCCAATCACGGCGACGGAGAGTCTGCCAGTTGCAAGTCTTTTCCCTGCTCGGCTACCTCATTCTTCGCGAGCGATGCAAGTTCTTTCTGGATGGCTTCGAGCGAGTTGACGGGCAAGCCTGAGAAGATGCCCCAATCGCCCTTAGCCACCAACTCGCCAGCCGAGTTGCACAGTGAGTAGGACAACGCGAGAAACAAAGTAGTCTGCCCCTTGGCGTAGTCGCTGCCTTGCGTAGCGGTCAAACCGTCAAGCAGCGACACCATCTCCAAGTCTTCCGCCGCCGTGCGAGCGCGAAGGAAGCATCCAGCCGGGAACACTCCGGCCAAAGCCGGGGGGAGTTCTTTCGGTTTCGGCGTGGCGAGAGAGAGCAAGGCGTCACGAAGTTGCGAAGTGGTAGACAAAACAGTCGTCCTTTCGAGAGAGACTTAGACGGGAGCAACCCAAACCAATGCGCCATCGACTGCGAACGTCACGGCGATAACGGCGTCTTCCTGCGGCGAGCCAGCCGGGGGCGGCTTGATGCTGGCGATGAGTCCGGTGAAAGTGAACTTACCCGAAGCCGCCGCTGCGCCAAAGATGAGTTCGCACGTTTGCTCGACCTGCGGTCGATAGCCTGCGCCGGTGGGCGTAAGCAGCAACATGAGTGCGGCCATGACGGTCGGATCGAAAATGATGCTGGCGGTGATGTTGCCGACGTTCTTCACGCCTGCGGTCTTGCGAACCCAACCGTCGCCACCAAACTGAGTGTGTTCGTTGATGGTGACGCCGATTTCTGGCGCGTCCAGCGAAACGACGTTGGTGTAAGTCGTGGCTCCGATTTTGAGCGTCGCGATGACGTTATCAAGTGCAAACTGCGGCATGTGCTGTCTCCTGAGTCCTTCACCCTACCCGGACGTGTGCGAATTTCTTACGAAGGTGGCAGCCAAATTGCACTGCGGTTGGCAGAGAATGGAAGTTTGATCTGCCAGCCGCGTTGGTCCGCGCCGGATTGCGTCTCGAAGTTGGGGCCGATCAACTCCCACCCGCCATCTTCGAGCAGCCAAGGGCTTGCAGAACTGGTCGTAGCCTTGCCTTCGATGACGCGGCGGATGTGCCATTCAAGTTCGCGGGCAATCGCGTATTCGTTTGTGTACCCGCTAATTTCGATAATCTCCTGCACGCCAGCGATGCCTTGCGTCTGCATGTTGTTTGCACCGTGGGCGTAGATGGTTTCTTGCTCGGCGCACACAATGACGATGTAGGGGCGTTGCGTGTCCTGCGGCGCATGGCCGAGATAGATTCGCGTGCTGGTATGGTCGGTCGTTTCTGTGTCTGCAAGCAGCAGTGTGCGAGCCTCGGATTCAAGTAGTGCCATGCAGCACACTACCCGCGCATCACGATCTGGCTAGACCCTTCTGCGCAATCATCCGGTTTATCTCGTTTTGCACCTCATCCGCAAGAATCTGCATGACGCGGGCCTTCGCAGCCTCGACAGCGGATCGGCGGTAGTTCGTCGCAGGCGTGCCGGGGTGCATGATGTCTTTCTGTAGCGGCTTGCCGTTGCGGGTGAGAATCTGGTGAGGCTTCGCGCCCGCGTTGACCAGATGCTCGTACAGGCTGGGCCGCACGCGAGACTGTACCGCTTTCCACTTGCCACGCTTGCGGGTGACGGTGTAATGGTCCGACTTGGGGCCGAGAATGGCATACGGATAGCCCCTCGCCTTGCCGTTGTTCTTTGGCGTCTTCACCACGTAGGTAAGTGCCCGCCGCAATGCTCGCGTGTCGCTGGGGACGCGGGCCTTCATCTCTTTCACAAGCACGCGGGCGGCTTTGGTAATCCCCCGCCGCATCGCCTTGTTGCGAAGTCGCTGGGGTAGGCGTTCCAGTTTACTTTCCAGTTCGTCGATGCCTTCCAGTTGCATGGAGATGCGACCGCCGCCAGCGGCTTTGGCTTTGAGGCGGATGTAGTCTTTGGCGTTCATGCTTGAATGAGGGGTGAGCCTTCGCCCAGCGTGGTAGTACCGCCCGAACCAGTCGCACCAGAAACGTCGGGAATCGTTTCGGCGGGAGCATCGTCCTGACGGAAGCACGAGACAATCACGAGATGGTTGCGGAAAGTGTTGCGGTCGATACCAGCAACGTGATAGATGTTGTCGCGGTAGATAATGCGACAGTTGCCCGGCTCCACCGACGCCAGCGGATACCGCATATAGAACGTGATAGCGAACCCTGACACAATACCCTCGGCTTGTACTGATTCGCTGCTGCTGTTCTGGACGACGCCAGCGAATCGCAGCGGGCTGGCAATGTCAACCCATGCGGTCGTGGTAGGTTCGCCAGCGTAGTTGACGCCCGTTGTCCGCGTCTGCACGCGCACGAGTTCACGCATCGCGCCGGGGTCAATCTGGTCTCGCCGTGGTACTGGAAACATGCTCGCTCCTAGAAAGCAGTCAGGCGGAAGGGATGAATCAGCCGGTGCAAGGCTTGGAAGTGGTCGTCGCCCATCGGTTCGTTTCGGTGGTCGTAGTACCAACCAACGTGCAACAAAGCCGCCTGGCGTAGTGGTTGGGGGACTGCCGCCGCAAGCCCGTAGCCAGCGACGTAGGTGATGCGAATAGCCCCCCGCGTCTCGAATCCCACCCCCTGCCGCCTGCGGTCATCGCCGACCAACCCCAGCGAGAGTTTCGGCCATGCACCAGCCGAGAGCGAGGGCCATATCTTCGCGGGCGCGTCCTCGGTTGCCGCTTCCAGTTCATACTCGGAAGTCGCTAGAACCGTCCATGTGCCAGCGTCGTTTCGGTATTCGACGACGGTATCACTTGGCGTAGCCGAAACATTGCCACCCGGAAGCAAGATGGGCGCGTCATCATCGGGCCACTGCGGGATAAACGCTCGCCGCGTTTGCGTGATGAGTGCGCGATGCGTGTGCGTTTCCACCCAATCCCGCGCGGCTGCGATGAGAATGGTAATTGTCGAGTCGTCTGCGGTCGTGTCCTGACGAACCCACGCACGCGCCTCTGCCGTTGAAACAGGCTCGGTCGCAGGTGCAACCGTCACCTTGGACGGCGGAAACTCATCGGGGCGATAGGCGTTGATGTCCATGCGCAACACTACACAGACAAATGAAAAACGCCCGCCGCCAACACAGCGGACGGGCGTTGTTACGTGGCTGAATCTCTTACGGCGTACCTTCGACGTAGCCGGGAGCGACTTGCGTGATGATGCGGTTGGTGCCGGTCTGCACGATGGGCAGAGGGCCGCCAGCGCGGTACTGCACCGCATACATATCAGTCGTCGCCGTGGTAGCACCGGCGCGAATGACGTTGATGCGGACGTAACGCTCTTGCACCTTGGGCAAGTTGATTTGCAGGTAGTCACCGTTGGCAACCGCGGTCGCGCGGCTACCTGCGATGGTGGCTGCATCGCTCATGTTCGACTGGTTGCCTTGTTCAACGCGAACGAAGTTACCAGCGTTGGCCGTGGTGATGCCGTTGCCAAAGAAAATGATGCCGTCATAGCCACCGTCAGCGGCCATGTCGAACGTCACACCGTCCTGCTGAGTCGTTGCCGTGGTCGTGCCGACGAGGGCGCGAGTCACTTTGATCTGGTCCGTGATGTTGCGGATGCTCATTGTTTCTTTCCTTTGCCGCGTGTTTTCTTTGCGGCTTGTGGTTCGTGTTCTGCTTCCAGACGAATGGCCCGCATCTCTGGCGATTCTGGTTCTTCCGGCTCGATTTCGACGAACTCGGCAAACCCGTTTGCCACCAAAGCCGCCGCCTCAGTCTCGTTGAACTCTGCCTCATCGCCGCGAGTGAAACTGCGGGCGATGCTTCCAACCGGACTGAGAAAGCGAATGAGTGCCATGCGTCTATCCGTGTCGTCGATTCATAAAAGCCCGGCGCGAGTGACGACAACCCGCGCCGGGCCGAAAGGGGGCTTAGGCGTTGGCGAGTGACTTGATTGCGGCGGCGTTGATGACGCGGCCATCAAACCGGAAGAAGCCGACGAAGAAGGTGCTGTTGGTGAGGAGGCCAAGGTCGCTGCTGCGGCCAATGGCAATCTGACCGACGCGGCGAACCTTGTACTTGCTAAGGTCGCCATACAGGGCAATGCGGGTTCCGGTAGCAGCACCGAGGTTGCTCATGGCCTGATTGATGAAGTAGCGGTTGCCGAGAAGCAGGCCGGGCGCGCCATCGGCAAGGCTTGCCGACATAGCGGGCATCCACGCCGGGCGACCGTCAGCATCGACAATGGACCGAATCACGCGGAGCGTCACGTCGCTGAACATGAAGCCCGCGCTGCTGCTTGCGCGGTAGGCGGGATCAACGCTGTGCTGCAAGTTGAGAAGGTTGGCGTAGGTGATTGTGGTGCTGCTTGCCGTGCTGGAACCTGAAGCGGTCGCACCAGTGACGATACCTTGCGGGTCGTTGGTGCCGGTGCCGTTGGTCAAGCGGGCATTCATACGGCGGCCAGCACGCTCGGCGAGGAACTCGCTGAGCAGGCTTTCCATCGGGATGCCGCTGTCTTGCAGGATGGTGTTCGAGACTTGAACGTGGCCGGT